CTAACCGCCTCCGCCTGAGTCTCTCCCTTGCGGCACAGCTTCGAAACGTCGGCGGTGTAGACGCGGATTTGCTTTGTCGGCTCGCCGGCAGGGCGGCCGCGGGTTGGTTTGCCATCGGCTTTGCGTTGTTTGGTTGCTTCATGTTTACCTTAAAACCGAAAGAGGAACGGACAAAGAAAGAGCCCCCGGCGAGAAACAAAGAGGAAGGAGAAAGGGAAAACCAGAACACCGCGGAACGATGCTCGCGTTTTCCATTTCCAAGGCCGGTAGGTTGGGGCGGGTCTCCTGCGTGCCTTCTCGCCTTGGGCCGCCTGTAGCGATTCCCATGAGGCCGGTCTTTGCCGGCGCGACGGGTTGAAGGAAGAAAGCCGCCCGGTGTTGCAGTAGCCGAAGAATGATGAAGCAAGGCCGGAACTTTCGTTCCCCGGGCGGCTGATCGAAACCTGAAAGGAGACTCAACCGATTCGCAACTTCATCTTCGCACTGGCTGCAACACCAGTCGGGACTTGCATCCCTTGAACGGGGCGAAAGTTGAGTCAGTGATTGCATGGTGTCAAGAGGCGCGCTTGGCGCCGACTTCGCCCCGGCCGAAGCCGGGGCGCGTGTCGGGGTCAGTCACTTGGCGCGAAAGATGGGCGCCATCGAATACTTGCCGAGGGCAAAGATAAATTCGCCGTCACTGTCCGCCTTGACCATGCAGCGACCCTCGCGGCCTTCGCCAGAGAACCGGACAAACCGGCCCTTGCGCTCGGTAATGGTGACACTGAACACGCAGTCGTAATCGCCGCCGCTACGGGCGGTGAGGGTCTGGCCGGCTTTGATCGTCTTCGCTTCGTTCGTTTGCATGGCCAATACCTACACCCTGCCGTAATACTCGTCAACAAGTATTCCGTTTCCCGCAGCGATTTTTTTAGGGCGCCCCACGGGAAAGGCAGAAGGGAGAATGCAGAATGAAAAAGCAGCCTAGGCTGGGAAGGTGCGGACGATCTCGGATTGGCTGAGGAAGGCATCGCCGGGGCCGCCGGCGGTCTCGCGGATCAGGCGAATGGTCTGGCCGTCGGCGGACTTCTCAAAGTAGGTGCTGACGCGGCCGAAGGTCTGCCGAGGCGTGCCGTGCCCGGGGCGCAGGTCGTGGAGCTGCTGGGCAAGCGACGGCGCTTGCAAGCCGAGCAGGGTGCGGATGGCGGCGGCCTGCGTGGGGGCGAACTTGGCGAGGGCCGGCACGTCGGCCGCATAGGCGCGCACCATCTTGGTGGGCTCTTTCCTGGGCTGGCCGGGGCCGCGTTTGGTCGGGGTGCTCATGGGTGAACAGCGAAGGCGCGAAGGCGCGAAGACCTGATCACTTAGCGCGCACAACTTGGCCGCGCCTGATCGTCAAGCGACCGGCGGCCAAATCACATCCGCGGTCAGTCAGGGCCCATTTGCCGCCGCGCTGCTCGACCAAGTTGCTGGCCTCAAGTTGGCGATACATGGCGCCAGTGACTGGCAAGCCGACACTGTGGTTATGGGCTGCTTTTTCGTGACGGGATGTAAGTTTCATCGTTTGCATGGGCAATAGATATGCCCTGCCGGAATACTCGTCAACAAGTAATCGTTCATTGTCACACTTTTCTTTCGTTCACCGTCAACACCCGTTGACGATTTGACCCGCAGTTGCTAACTGTCGCGCAACAAATGACAGCCGAAGCGACACCAAAACAACGCGGACGGGGAAGATTTTCACCGACCGGAGGAAAAACTGTGCAAATTCGCGTAGCCGAAAAACTCGCGGAAAAGCTGAGCAAAAGAGCAAAAAGACGGAACACGACCGTTGCCGTTGTCGTGGCCGAAAAAGATTTCTGACGATTCATTGTTGACAGTGAAGCGCGCTTCGTGGATTGTCTCCACATCGGCAGGCGATAAAGCCCGCCAAAAACCGAAAAGACATGAGCACCAACTGGAGCAAGGAAACGGTGGCGAAGACTGAAACACGCGAGTTTCACGTCATTTTTAGCTACGGCCGCTGGTTGGCTCAGTATCAGCCCGTCAATCCAAAGACAGGCAAGGCTTGGCAAAGCAGCCGCGCAATCTTCAAGGGCGGTGTTCGTGCTTACGAAAACCAAGACTTTGGCTCTCGCGAAGCGGCGGTTGCCGCGGCCTTGGAACTTGCAAAGTAAACACGCCCAAAAACATGGACCTCCCCCTCCACAACCCTGACCAAGTGCATCCAGACCAGATCGGCGAAGGCTGGCGGCTGTTGACTCAAGACGAACTCAAAAGCCTGCCGTGGGATGCGGAGGTGTGGGCAAGCGGCGCGGAAGGCTGGCACTGGAAGCACAGCACCCGGCGCGGACGGTGTGGGATCAAGGGGTTCAGCTATCGCACCCGGATTGACGGAGCTTTTGATCGAAAGGAAACAGCATGAAGATCACTGAAGTATGCGCGGACGTTCTGGCCGCAATCACCGAGGCGAAGGCAAAGGTCGGCGAAATCACCGGGCGCAAGCCAACCGACATCAATGTGGCGCTAGAGCTTGGCTACGGATACGACGCAGAGGCGCAATGGTCGGTCCATGTGTTTGAGGCCGGCTATCAGAGCATCACGGCGACGGGTCAGGATTTGGAGCAGGTGCTCAAAGACATCGCGGCGAAACACGCGGAGCACCTGACCGGAGTGGGCTCCAGTGTGGAGCAGGTCAAGCGGTTGGCCGAGAAGCTCGGCGTCAAGGTGGAGGTGCTCGCGTGAAACTCCAAGCATCAGTCCCGTTCCGCGAAATCATCGGACAGCAAACCAACCCGCTCCGCGGCGCGTCCGCTGCGGCGAAGCAGTGCCACCCTAGCGGCTACGGCTGGGTTCCGAAGTTCCCGCATCGGCAAAGCCGCGCTGAGAAGGTCGCCCTGTATCGCAACAAGCGGGCGATTGGCCGGATCACGGACGATGCGTGGAAGGCGATTTGTGCGGACTACCCCGAACTGAAGGAGGCCAAGTGAAAAGTCGCAAACCCATTGATCCACTGCGCGGCCACAATTTCAAGGCCTTCAACGCCCGCTTCCGCGAAGTCCTGACCAAGCGCGGCCTCGCAGCGGAAGTCCGGGGCGCAACCGAACAGGCGGAACTGAACCAACGCAAGGCGAAGAAAGGAACGAAGTGAAAACCATCTGCGCTTGGTGTTCTGTCACCCCCGTCGGCGAAACCGTCTCGCACGGCATCTGCGCCGACTGTATGCGGTCGCACTTCCCCGACCTGGCCGACGAACCGGCCACCACTTTTCCCGACCGTGTGGCCGGGAACCCTGCCGAGGCTTCGGTTCTGGACTGTTCAGGGGTTGAGGCAGGGTGTTCTTTGGTTGCCTTGTGGAAAGACGACACACTTTTGGGAGCGGCGCGGCGGTTAGTCGCGAAGTGCATGTATGAGGGGACAAACGCCCCGGATTGTCTGCCGGGGATTGAGTTCGATGAACCGCGCCGCTCCCTATTTTCAAAGCGCAACCGGTTCCGACCGGGCGTGCTTGGGAACATGATGCTACGCAGCGGGGCGCTGAGGAGGGTCGCATGAGCAGGATCGGTTTCGAGGCTCGGATGCACCTTGTCCTATCGTTGCATGTCGGAATCCGCGCGTGCGTCTGCCGCATCAATGGTGTGTTGGGCCGTGGCCCGATCACTTACGACGCTACCGGCCGCTACGGGGTCGGCGGTCACACTTTCAATGCCGAGGATGTCGGCGCGGTCACAATCGAGCACGATGTCGTAACCGTTCACTTGGGAGAACTCGGATGAACCAAACCCCTTTCCCGGGGCTGGCCGCGAGGCCGGCGATTAAGGCAGCGGGCGACCTGCAACGGGTCGCGCAACCAGAGGGTCAACAGTAACGGACCGCTGAGGCCACATCCCACCAAATCCACACAAGACCAGCCCCGAAGATTTTACACCATGAGAACACCACCTGAGAAAGTCCGTCCCTACCACCTGCCAGAGAAAGAGCGAGGCCAGTTCCTTAACCTGTTCCACGAAGTCGGCCTTTGCGCCTTCGAGGTGAACTACGCCAACGGATGGTGGGAGCAGCGCCACAATGCGATTGACGCGACTCGTGAGATTGCGCCGACCATCTACATCGCCTGCCTTGGCCTTGTGACCAGCGAGGTTGCGGAGGCGATGGAGGCGGTCCGCAAGCATGACCCCGCGACGTGGGGAGATGCCGAGACAAAGGACACGTTAGTTCGCGAGTTGGCCGGCACCATCGTCCGCGTCATGGACTTGGCGCATCATCTAGACCTCCCGCTTGGCGACGCGCTGCTTGCGGAGATTGAGGCCAACGCAAATCGCGGGTTTATGCACGGGGGGAAAAAGGCGTAACCAACTTACAACTCCGCGCGCTGCTCCGATGCTGAAACGCTAGCAGGCTGAAGTCCGGCGCGCGGGGTGACATCTTAACACAAACCGAAAGCACATGAGCAAACTGAAAGCAAAAGCGCCGGAGCTTATCAAACCCGGCAAGTTGAAGGCCGTCCTGTTTGGACCCAGCGGCGTGGGCAAGACTACGTTGGCCCTGTCGTTCCCGAGTCCGTATTATTTCGATGTCGAGGGCGGGGCCAAGGGTCCGCAATACCGCGAGCTTCTAAAGGCCAGCGGTGGCGCCTACATGGGGCCGGAGGATGGCACACTGAGCTTTGACACGCTGATTGAGCAGATGCAGGCGCTCTCCACTGAGCAACATCCCTACAAGACGCTTATCGTGGATAGCTTGACCAAGCTGTTTCAGACCACGATTGCGGCTGAGGCGGAACGGCTTGGAGACAAGGACGCCTTCGGAGCATCAAAGAAGCCAGCGGTGGCCGCCATGCGCCGGCTGGTGATGTGGGCAACGCGCCTCGACATGAACATCTGGTTCATCTGCCACGAGGCCTCCGAGTGGGGAATGGTCAACGGCCAGCGCACGGAAATCGGAAAGATTCCCGACGTGTGGGACAAGCTGATTTACGAACTCGACTTGGCCATCCAAGCCAACAAGCGCGGAAGCTCGCGCATTGCGATTGTCCGCAAGAGCCGCATCACCGCCTTCGAGGACGGGTCGCAGTTCCCGCTGGATTACAACGAGTTCATCGCCCGCGCCGGCAAGGACGCGGTGGAGGCAGCGTCCGAAGCCATCACGCTCGCGCTGCCGGCCCAGGTCGCCGAGGTGAAGCACCTTCTGGAGATTGTCCGCATCCCTGAAGCGGACATTCAGAAAGGCTTTGAGAAGGCCGAAGTCTCCGACTGGTCCGAGATGACTTCGGACCAAATAACCAAGTGGATCACGTTCCTGAAGAAGAAAATCAGCGCATAACACCATGACGTTTACACCCAAGACAGAAGCTCAACTCAAAGAGAAGAACCTCTGGCCAGACGGAAGCTACGACTTCCGCGTTCAAGAGGCAGAGGAAGGAATCAGCACGAAAGGCAATGAGCAGATCAAGCTCAAGCTGGTTATCTACAAAGGCGAGGCAAGCCGCTTCGTTTACGATTACCTGAGCCCGCTGATGGAGTTCAAGCTCCGCCACTTCTGCGAGGCCACCGGACTGCTTTCCAAATACGACTCCGGCCGACTCACGGCCGATGACATGATTGGACGCGAAGGCATTGTCCAAATCCGCACCGAGCCGGCCAAGGGTAACTTTGAGGCCAAGAACGCCGTGAAGGATTACGTCGTGAAGAAGGCCGACATCCGCCGGCCTGACACCAAGACGGCGAGCCTGCCGCTAACTGCGAAGCAACCGGCAAAGCCTGACGACGATGACGGTTCGGAAGTTCCATTCTAAACCTCAACCCATCACCCCATGAATCCTCCCCTATTCGGACCATCGGTAATCCAGTCGCTGCTAGAGCGACAGTCCCGAGAACTCGCGGCCAATTGCTGCACTGAAGCGGCCGATGCGCTGCTAAACTCTGAAGACGGAACGCTCTCCGTTTCCTTCACCTTCAAGCTCGCTAAAACGCACAACGCGGTTTGCTCAACACCGGCAGCCGGATTCTCCGTCCGCACCAAGATCGACGGCGAGGAAGATTCGGAGGCGATTGCGGACCCAAGCCAACCGGAGCTTTTGGAAGGGGGCGCGCGATGAGCAAAGAAACTGAACAATTCCTCGCACGCCGCGCCGCGTGGCTCAATCGCGCCGCTGACGCCATCCAAACTAACAGCCCGCTTCTGTCACGCAGCGAGGCTATTGAAGTCGCCAAGATCGCGCTCAAATCATGGCAGGATTTGCGCCCGTGCATTGAGTGGCAGGAAACCGCGGACTTTATCCAAACGCTATGAGGACACTTCACTTCTTCGTCTCCGGCCTGCCCAAAGGCCAACCGCGCGTCAAAGCGTTCAAGCGCGGAAACCATGCCGGCGTTTACGATCCTGGCACCGCCGATGCGTGGAAGGGATGCGTGCGCGCGGAGTTCAAGGGCCGGTCTGCGGAGCTTGTGAAACCCGTTTATATGGGTCCGGTCGCCGTCGCCATGCGCTTTGTTATGCCGCGGCCAAAGTCTCACCTGAGGGCCAGCGGATGGGAGCTAAAGCCAAACGCACCGCGCTACGTCACCACCAAGCCCGACGCGGACAACCTCGCCAAGGCAGTGCTGGACGCTCTGACCGACGTAAGCGCGTGGACCGATGATAGCGTGGTTGTAAGCCTAAACGTCGTGAAAACCTACGGCAGCGAAACCGGCTGCGAGATTCAGATTTCACCGCTGACGCAGGAGGTGTGCCGTGAGTGAGGTTGGTAACCAAACGGCGGCGCGGTATTACGCCAAGGAATACGCGCCCGGACGCTGGCATGTGATTTGTCCGGACCGTCTGCCGCTTTACGACAACGCTCCACACGGGAAAGACCGGCCGTTGATATTCCGCGATGAGGACGCCGCCTTGGCGTGTGCCGAGCGCTGCAACGTGGATGACGATAGCATTGTCGCCAGCCTGAGCGTCGTAAAAACCTACGGCTCCGAAACCGGCTGCGAGATTCAGATTTCACCGCTGACGCAGGAGGTGTGCCGTGAGTGAGGTTGGTAACAAAGCCGGATGCCTGAGCGAGGCTTACGAAGCGTTCCTCCGTAGCAAGGTAAAGATGGCCAAGTCCTACGGTGTGACGGTTGAGGAATCGGAAATCTCCGAACGGCTCAAGCCGCATCAGCGCGCAATGGTAAAGTGGCTAGTGGAGGGTGGGCGCCGCGCGTGCTTCGCCGCCTTCGGACTTGGAAAGAGCGTGGTGCAACTGGAGACGGTTCGCATCGTCTTGAGCAAGGTCGGCGGGCGCGGATTGATCGTGTGCCCGCTTGGCGTTAAGCAGGAGTTTGTCCGCGACGCGGCCAACATCCTAGGATGGAGGCAGGCGGACTTGCCGCGGTTCATTCGCCGGATTGAAGAAGCTGACGCGACCGGAATCTATCTCACGAACTATGAGACGATCCGCGAGGCGAAGATTGACCCGGCAGAGTTCACAGTCGCTTCACTTGACGAGGCTTCAATCCTCCGCGGGTTTGGCGGCACCAAGACTTTCCGAGAGTGCATGCGGTTGTTCACGGGTGACGCTGGACCGGCTGCGGCGATGCGGAAGGTGTCGGCCGGCGGCGTGGTCCCGTATCGGTTCGTAGCCACGGCGACCCCTTCGCCCAACGAATACATTGAGCTATTGGCTTACGCTGACTTCCTAGGCGTGATGGACATAAGCCAAGCGAAGACGCGCTTCTTCAAGCGCGACTCCACCAAGGCCGACGTGCTGACCCTGCACCCGCACAAGGAGCGCGAGTTCTGGCTCTGGGTTTCGTCGTGGGCCTTGTTCGTGCAAAAGCCTTCCGACCTGGGATTCAGTGATGACGGTTACGCGCTGCCGGAGTTGGAAGTCAGGTGGCACGAAGTGGGAACGGATCACCGCGGCGCCGGCATCGAACGCAGCGGCCAGCACAAGATGTTCCGCGATGCGGCCATTAGCATCCAGGATTCCGCGGCGGAAAAGCGGAGCAGCCTGCCGGCGCGGATTGCGAAGCTGTTGGAGTTGCGCGCGGAAGATCCGTCGGCGCATCGGCTTATCTGGCACGACCTAGAGGCTGAGCGCGATGCGATTGAGAAGTCATGCGAAGGCGTGGTGTCGGTATTCGGCTCTCAGGAAATTGAGGAGCGCGAGGGCAACGTCGCCGGCTTCTCGGACGGCACGATTCAGGAACTTGCGGCCAAGCCGGTCATGTGCGGCAGCGGGTGCAATTTCCAGAAGCATTGTGCTTGGGAAATCTTCCTCGGCATCGGGTTCAAGTTCAATGACTTCATCCAAGCAATCCATCGCTGCTACCGCTTCCTTCAGACGCGGCGGGTTCGGATAGACATTATCTACACGGAAGCGGAACGCGGAGTCAGGAAGCAGTTGGAACGAAAGTGGAAACAACATACGGAAATGGTCAAACAGATGACAGCTATCATTCAGGAATACGGACTTAGCCAGGCCGCGATGGCGCAAAGCCTGACGCGCAAGATGGGCACTGAGCGCGTGGAAATCAAAGGCCGCGACTATCGCATCATCAATGAAGATTGCGTCCTAGAAACGGACCGGATGCCGGAGAACAGCGTCGGGCTTATCCTGACGAGCATCCCGTTTTCAACTCAGTATGAATACTCGCCGAACTTCGCGGACTTCGGCCATTCGGAAGGCAACACGGAGTTCTTTGAGCAGATGGACTTTCTGACGCCGAACCTGTTGAAGATTCTGAAGCCGGGGCGCATTGCGGCCATTCACGTCAAAGACAGGATCGTGCCCGGCGGCATGACTGGGCTTGGATTCCAAACCGTTTACCCGTTCCACGCTTGGTGCATTGAGCATTACACCAAGCACGGATTCGGATACATGGGCATGAAGACCATTGTGACCGACGTTGTGCGGGAGAATAACCAGACGTATCGGCTCGGCTGGACGGAGCAATGCAAGGATGGGTCCAAGATGGGAGTCGGGATGCCGGAATACCTGCTGCTATTCCGTAAGCCGCCGACGGACACAAGCAACTCCTACGCTGACGAGCCGGTTGTAAAGTCCAAGGATGCTTACACCCGGTCGCGCTGGCAGATCGACGCGCACGGGTTCACCCGGAGCAATGGCAACCGACTCTTCACGCCAGAAGAGCTGACGACGCTTTCGCACGCGGACATTTTCCAGATGTTCAAGAAGCACTCGCTCGAAAGCGTTTACGACTTTGAGCATCACGTCAAAGTCGGCGAGGAGTTGGAACGGTCGCAGCGGTTGCCGGTGACGTTCATGCTGCTCCAACCTCAAAGCTGGTCGGATGAAGTATGGAGCGACATCACGCGGATGCTGACGTTAAACGGAGCGCAATCGGCGCAAGGCCGTGAAATGCATCTTTGCCCGATGCAGTTCGACATTGCGGACCGGGTGATTGAGCAGATGAGCAATCCAGGCGACGTGGTGTTTGACCCGTTCTCCGGCATCGGAACGGTGCCATACCGGGCTATCCTGAAACGTCGGTTTGGACTCGGGACCGAGTTGTCGGCGCGCTACTTCTGCGACGCAGCGCATTATTGCAAGGCAGCATCGGAACAAATGGCCATGCCCGAACTGTTCGACATTGCCACTCAATAACATGAGCACACACCGCACCCTGGAATCCGTTGTCCCCGGAGAAACCGCCGACTCAATCCGCGAAATGCTGGCCCGCAACGGCATGACCGTCGTGGCCAATCCGGCAAAGCTGTGGGACAAAACGCGCAAGATGCCGGGCAAGGTCCGCCGGCCGCGCGCTGAATCGGTCGCACTGGCCGCTCAGATGCGAAGCCAAGGCAAGGACAACACCGACATCGCCGCGGCGCTAGGCGTCACGCGCCATTACGTTTCCGAGCTATTGCCGCGGGAAGAGAACGGGAAGAAAACCAAGCACCCGCCGGCCAATCGCGTGAAGCCAATGCGCCAAAGCGTGCGAATGCAGAACGTCCAAGCGCGCCGCGACAAGGACCGGGAGTTTGCCATCGCGAAGCGCAAAGAAGGTTGGACGATGGCGGTGATTGCCGGCGCATTGGACCGCTCGCCGCGCTACGTGCAGGACATCCTGCCTCAGGAGTGGTGCGGGAACCTCAACAAGGGCCACAACGCGGAGATACTGCGGACG